ACTGGAAGCAAATAGACGAAGTGCCTGAAGACGCAAAGCTTTTAGGTTATGGTTTAGACTTTGGTTATTCTGCTGATCCAACTGCAATTGTTGAGGTGTACTTATGGAACGGTAAAAGAATAGTAAACGAAGTATGTTACCAAACAAGATTAGTAAATGAAGAAGTAGCCAAGAAACTACCAAAACACGAATTAGTAATTGCAGATAGTGCTGAACCAAAAAGTATAGAAGAAATACGAAGACTTGGTTATCAAATTAAAGGTGCTACAAAAGGTAAGGATAGTATTTTATTTGGAATACAACTTATGCAGAACCAGGAATATTTAATAACGTCTACAAGTCTTAATTTAATAAAAGAACTACGTGGTTATGTTTGGGATACTGACAAGACTGGTAAACAACTAAACAAACCTAAAGGAGGTCAAGACCATTTAATAGACGCACTACGTTACCACGAACAAGAAAACTTAAGCAATAAAAATTACGGAACTTATCACATAAGATAATATTATGGAAAATTTATATAATGGTGACTGTATAGAAATAATGAAAGACATTGCAACTCAAAGTATAGACGCTATTATAACAGACCCCCCATACGGAACTACTGCGTGTAAATGGGATAGTGTAATACCTTTTGAACCTATGTGGAAACAGTTAAATAGGATTATAAAACCTAACGGGGCTATTGTTTTATTTGGTTCACAACCTTTTACAAGTGCTTTAATTAGTAGTAATTATAAATGTTTTAAATATGAGTGGATATGGTTTAAAAATATGGGGGGCAACCCTTTAAACGCTAAAATAACACCAATGAAGCAACACGAAAATATAGTAGTTTTTGGTAATAAAAAAACAAATTACTATCCAATAAAAGAAGAAAGAGCAAAAAGTGGATTAAATAGAGTTCGGTCTTCTGCTATAATAGTTGGAAATATAAAAGACGGTGCAGTTTATGGTAAAACAAAAGTTATAAAAACTAAATACGAAGATTTGAGATACCCTAAAACAGTGCAAAAATTTAATGTTGAAAGAGGAAAACACCCAACACAAAAACCTATTGCATTAATGGAGTATCTTATCAAAACTTACACAAATGAAGATGAAACTGTTTTAGATTTTACTATGGGTAGTGGTTCAACTGGTGTAGCTGCTAAGAATCTTAAAAGAAACTTTATAGGAATAGAAAAAGACGAAAAGTATTTTGAAATAGCAAAGCAAAGAATAAATAATGCAACTAACTTATTTAGTTAGGTAATACAAAAACAAGAAAAATAGTTATATAGATATGGAAGCTGAAATATTAGTACCAACAGAACTTAACGAAATACCATTAAAAAGCTATCAACAATTTATGGATAGCTACGAAAAGTCAAATGACGAAGAGTTCCTTTGTCAAAAAATGGTACAAATATTTTGTGGTTTAAGACTACGTGATGTATTTAGTGTTAAGTGGTCTGATGTAAAAGAAATTACTATACACCTTTCAGAAATGTTTAAGAACAAACCAAGCTTTGAACACAAGTTTACTTTACAAGGTGTTGAATTTGGTTTCATTACAGATTTAGAAAATATGTCTTTTGGTGAGTACATAGACTTGACACAGAATCTTGACAAGGTAGAAAACTGGCACAAAGCTATGGCAGTAATGTACAGACCTATTACAGAAAGACGAAAAGACAAATACAAAATAGAAGAATACAACGGTACAAATAGTTATGCAGAAGTAATGAAGTTTGCACCTTTAGGTGTAGTGTTAGGATCACAAGTTTTTTTTTGGACTTTAACAAACGACTTACTTCAAAGTTTGCTGACATTTTTAAAAAGCGAGATGATGACGAAGGAAATGAAACAGACTTTAGCGAAAGAGCTCAATTTGCCGAACGGTGGGGGTGGTATCAAAGCATATATGCAATTGCTAACGGACAACTTCAAAGATTTAGAGATGTCACCAGACTACCTATACAAGACTGTTTTACCTGGCTTACTTTTGAAAAGCAAAAAAGAAATATTGAATATAACGAAATGCAGCGACAACTAAAAAAATAATATGTACTACGAAATTTTAACAAAGCTACAAACAGAACTAAATAGTGATCCATTAATTAACACCGTAAGTGAAGGTGATATTTTTAGTGTAGACTTATCTAAACAGACTATATTTCCTTTGTGTCACATTATGGTAAATAGTGCAACATTTGTAGACAATGTTATACAATATAATATTTCTATAATGTCTATGGATATTGTAGACATATCAAAAGACGAAACAACAGACAACTTTAGAGGTAACGACAACGAACAAGACATACTAAACACACAAATAAGTGTACTGAATAGACTATACGAAAAATTAAGACGTGGTAATTTATATGATGACAATTACCAAGTAGAAGGTTCACCAAATTGTGAACCATTTATAGACAGATTTGAAAATAAGTTAGCTGGTTGGACTATGACAGTAAACATAAACACACCTAACACAATGACTGTTTGTGATGTCTGAAACTAATTTTTTACTGGAAGCTTTAAAGGAGTTTGAACAAAAAGTAGTTCAAGCTGCAAAAGATAATTTAACCAAACAAAATACAAGTGGTAGTTTAACCAAGTCAATAAAAAGTGATGTCAAACAAATGCCAAATAGTATTAGAGTATTTTTTGAAATGAATGAATATGGCTTCTATCAAGACGAAGGAGTTAAAGGTGCTAATCCAAATGCTTTACCTAAACCAGGTGCAAAAAGTAAAGACGGTAAAAGAACTTTAAAAGGTTCTAAGAATTATGGTAAACAAAAAGCACCAAATTCAAGGTATAAGTTTGGAAGTGGTCGAGGGCAAAAAGGTGGTTTAACTAAAAGTCTTGACAAGTGGATAGTAAGAAAAGGAATAGCACCACGTGATGTACAAGGTAAATTTATGAGTAGAAAAACATTAAAATATTTAATGGCACGAAGTATTTATTTAACTGGAATAAAACCAACATTTTTCTTTACTAAACCATTTGAAGAAGCTTACAACCAATTACCTGAAGAACTAATAGAAAAATACGGTTTAGATATGGAAAACTTACTACTATCAATTATAGACGAAAACTTTAAACAATATTATGGCTAAAATATTTGCACGTTCACCTTACATTATAGAAATAGACGAATCAAGTGTAGTTGGTTCTAAAGTAGAACTATGTTTTTACTATACTGGTTCAGCACCAGCGAATCCACAATACACACTATCTAAAAAAGTACCTTCAAGTACAAACCTAAAAATGTACTATGATGTGTCACCTTATTGTCGTGACTATATAGAATTTACAACAAGACAAACTGCTATTGGAACTTTACCAACTACAAGTGGTATTGTTGCAAGTGCTAACAACCAATATGTATTAGTACAAATAAAAAGATACAAAGAAACTACTGCTGGAAACTTTACACTATTAGACACAACTTCTTATATGTGTTTTGACGGCTACGGTTATTATTCAGAAGGTGCGAACCCTACAAATACAGACTTTATTGTAGCAAGTACAAGATTTGCTACATTAAAACAAGGAACTTATTACTATAAATATAATGCTACAAATACACCAGCAAGTGTAGCAAGTGATAGGGCTGGTATAATTGGTATAAATGCCTCAAGCGTAGATAGTATTAGATATACAGATTTAGTTACTGGTGGCACTACACAATTTAATACACCTTTTGCAGCTAC